GATATTTGCTGAATATGATAACAGCAAAACATACCTCGGAAATGACAGCGATTTTGTCCGATGGGCGAAAGAAGCAGGCGCAGGAGATTGCATCGTTGTGGCGGCTTTTGATGGACCCGGAACCGTAAAACTGGTACTGGTAGATGGAAACGGACAGCCGGCAAATGCAAAGTTGATAAATGATGTATATAACTACATTGTTTCTCCGAATGACCGGATGCAGCGATTATTGCCGACAGCGTGCGCAAAACTGTCATGCGTGGCTGCAACCACTGTAAAGATGAATTATACCATTACTGGATTGTTGCTGGATGAATCGGTGGACAAGTCGCGTGTGGAGGAAGATTTCAAAAAGTTGGTGCTTACCGTTTACGGTGTGGCGAAAAACGAGGGGATACTTCGATACAATGATGTGCGCCCGCTGATAACTGCTATTGATGGAGTGGAGGACTTCGACACATTCCTGATAAATGGCAAAATGAGCAATATCAAGTTGGAGAAAGAAGAATATCCGGTTACTGGAACGATTGATTTCAGAAGTTAGGAGGACGGACGATGACAGATGAAGAATTGGAATTATTCCCGACGAGCGAGAGCGCCTTAAAAATGCTGTCCTATGTGACACCCGGATTTTACGATAAATCGTATGTCGGCAAATGGATGTTTCAGGTCATGGGGTTGGAATATGACAAGGCCTTGAAGCTAGCGGAGGAATTACCGGAACAGTTTTTCCCGGAAACAGCGACCTGGGGATTATGCTGGCATGAAATAAAATGGGGATTGCCGGTGCAGGAAAATCTTTCTTACCAGGAGCGCAGACAAGCGATATACGAAAAGAGAGATTATCATTCGCCAATGACACCGTACATTATGGAGCGGTATCTGGAAAATGCAACCGGATTTACGGTACATATAGCAGATTGCCACGATGCAGGACCATTGAAGTATAAGCCGCCTCACCCGAATGTATTTAAGGCTTTTTTCAATGGCGATGGCACGCTGGATTCAAAGAAAGTCCGAAAGCTGATTGATAAATTAAAGGAATCACATACAACATATTTTGTGAATGACTATTCGATGTTCGAAATTGTGTTTTCTGAAAAATTCATGGTCAGCAATATAGGGTTGCTATTCAAAATACCGTTCTGGAAAGCTCGACGGTTTGATGGTTCCGAGTTGTGGGATGGTTCACATCTCATGGATGCGGCTATCGAATATGAAATGCGACTCGGAGTGAAATACAAAGAGGGCGAATTTCGGATTGCAGAAACGTTGGATATTGAGCGAATGACAGCGAGGGCGAAAGTTCCGCTATCAGAAAAAATGCATATTGAGAAGCAGACTGTCAGTGCGAAAGCATTTAACTGGCAGTCTTTGTTTTTTGATGGCTCTGTTCCGATGGATGGAAACTTGCTGATGAATTATTGCAGAGCAGACAATAAGACTACGGCAAATATCAAAATACCGGTGGCATCCATTTCTGAAAGTTATGGAAATGCTACCTGCACAGTGAAAAGGAATCTGGCATATTTTGATGGTTCATTGAAAATGAACGGTTCAAGATTGCTTAATTCATTAAACAGAAAGGAGACTATCTAAGAATGGCACAGAATGTAATTATTACAAAATCAGCCAGAAAGAAAATGGTACAGGCAAGAGCAGGAGCGATTACACTTCCTAAAATTGTCGGCATGGCATTTGGCTCTGGAGGAGTAGACAGCGCAGGAAATGTTATTTCTCCGTCTGAAACACAGACAGCACTGAAAAAGGAACTGCTCCGTAAGCCTATCAGCGGCTATAACTTTATCACAGAAACCACATGCAGATACGAATGCACGCTTGGAGAATCAGAGCTTGCCGGACAGTATATCAGTGAAATTGGGCTGTATGATGCCAACGGCGATATTGTTTGTATCAAGACCTTTACCAGAAAGGGAAAGGATAACGATATTGAAATGACATACACGCTGGATGATGTTTTCTAATCCGGCAGAGAGGAGGAAACCATGAAAGCATACAAACCGAGTTCCGCTACCTACAAAGACAGCATTCCGATAGTGGAAACAACCGACACAAACCATGCGGATAATGTGAACCAGGCACCGAAACAGCTCATTGAGAATGACATCGCATTAAAAGAGCAGATGGACGGATATGGATTTTCAGTTGTCGATGGCACGTTATGCGTAACCTATGAAAGTGAGGAATAAAAGAGATGAGCAAAATTACAGAACCGATGCTGTTGGATAAAACCGGTCAGCAGTTTCTTGGATTGATGGAGAAACAGAACGAATTACTCACAGCGATTGCCAGTGGGTACAATTACAAACCGACTTCCATTGCAGATGTGTTTGCAGTGGTTCAGTCAGGAAATGCAAGCCAGGTTTTTAATTATGGCGACCAGATTATTTTACCATGGACCGACAAAGCAACCGGAAAAACATATGAGTGTCCGCTTGATGTGGTACATTTTGGAGATGTCACACTTGCGGATGGCGAAACTGTACCGGGAATGTTGGTACAGTGGCATTATGCAACGCCTTTTGGCGTGCAGTTCAACCAGTTCCAGGCGTTTAAGTATTGCGAGGAGCAGTTACCGGCAGGAACCTACAATGTCATTATCGGTGATACCTGGGGAAATAACTGCGTAAAGGGTAAAACATACCAGTTCACGCTTACGAAGCCTGTACCAGCGAAAGGACAGCTTGCAGGATTATACAGAGCACCGGATGTCAGCCCGAGCGAATGGAAAGTATATTCATTCGAGAGCAATACGGCAACAGACCCTATCGAAACTGTAGCGATGGTGGAGGGAACAGGCGGAACCGCCCTTGGTACATTATCTTTCAAACCGACATCGCCATTGAATGGATTGCAGAGCACAGCTTACGGATATAACCGTTGGGCGCAGAGTGCTATGCGTCAGTGGCTTAATTCCGAAGAGGCAAACGGTAAGTGGTGGACACCACAGCACAATTTTGACCGTACACCGGACCAGCTCAAAGAAAAGCATGGATTTCTTACCGGATTCGATGAGGAATTTACAAAGAGATTGAAAGCAACGAAAGTATCCACCTGGAAGAACACTCTTACAGACAATGGAGATACGGACGGTATTGAGGTAACTTACGATA